GAGCCAAGAACGCGGGCAAGGTGAAGGTGACCGACTACCGCTACGAGATCGACAAGGTGGGGTGGACGCCTTCCGAGCTGGACTTCAACAAGGGTGAGGACTGGATCATGAAGAAGATTTGCGGTGCCTTCCCTGTGCCGATAGGATTGGTGGACACGACCCAGATCAGCAGGGCACCGCGTGCCGGCATGGAAGGCGCCGACCTGTTCATGGCGCAGTTCAACACCCTGCCTCGATGCACCCGGATCGAGGAGAAGCTCAACGAGCAGCTCTGCCCCATGTACGACGGGGAGAGGCTGTTCGTGGCGTTCGACAACCCGGTGCCCAAGGACAAGGCCGACCAGCGGGCCGAGGACCAGATGCGGTTGACTGCCTGCTTGACAACTGTGAATGAGATTCGGAAACGTGACGGCGAGGACGAGGTAGAGTGGGGAGACCTGCCGTTGGTGTCCGGTGGAATTGCTCCGCTGGGGAGTGCGCAACCGCCTGCTGTCGGAGCAGACGCGGGCAACAACCAGCCAATACAACAAGAGGCGATCAGCTCTCCACGCGGAAGTGGCTCGCCCGGCGGAGCGTCACTTGAGAAGAAACCGAAGGAGGAAACCAAGCCGACTGAGCCCACAGGGGAGCAGGTCAAGAAGTCCCTCCCCGACGGCATGTCCATGGAGGTGGACGGCCAGTACGTCAGCCCATCTCTGGCAGGCATCCCGATCCGGCTGGTGCGGAACGAGCGGGGCCGGTTCGATCGTCGGGGAGTGGGTAGGTTGCGCTCCAATCAGGAAACGATTGATAGCCTAAAGGAAGTCTCCCACAAGTTCATCAAGGAAGAGGACGGCATGTTCAGCGTGTATAGCCACCAGACCGGCAAGCTGTTCGGGAAGTATAAGACTAGGGCCGAGGCTGAGGCGCGACTGGCCCAGATGCGTAGGTTCAAAGGGAGCAAGGAGAACGCATGAACTTGTCCGACGAAACATTGAACTCGCTGAACCGGATCGCCCGCGAAAGCCCTCACGCCGGGGAGCGGTTCGCCGCCCAGCAGGCCATCAAGAAGCAGGAGGCCCAGCGCAGGTCGGGTGGTGGACAGGACCCTCGACTGACCTCGAGCCAGAGGCAGACGATCGATGAACTTCGCCGGTGCGGATTCAGGGTGACTTACGAGTTTTCTGACGCGGCGGCCACTGTCACTGCTCCTGAGTCTACTGCCACAATCTTTGACTCTGGGTTTGGAGTCAAGATCGAGGACTCTGCTTGTTATTCGGGGGTAATCACGACGGCATGACCACCCTACTCACAGCGGAGGCAGTATGGGAAATTCGGGTTATAGTTGTGCTTGTTATCTTGGTGATGTTGTTTTGTATCGTGCTTGCAAAAGAACTTGATAGGAAGCCAGATAAATGACCACCGCCCTCACAAAGCAAGTTGGTGAAGGGGAAGTAAAGCCCCTCTCCCCCGACGAGCGCCTGCTCCGCAAGGCTGTGGCCCGGTGCCTGAAGGCCCAGGTGGCAGAGGTGCATGGGCGGTTGATTGATGGGGTGTCGAACAAGGGCGGCGAGGGGTCGGGCAACTTTGGGCACAGTGGCCGGCCTGGGGAAGTGGGAGGGTCGGGCGGTGGGGGATTACAATCTATTCCAATTGTGTCCGGTAAAATATCCCAAGAAAAGCAAACGGAGATTATTGCAACCGCAAAGGAACTGGTAGGGAAAGACCAATCGGGCGATGAGTTTGGGTTTCGGATGCTTCCTTATGATGGGAAAGAAGGAGTGGTAGGGAGCAAATTGGAGTCTTCTTTCCATTGGGAGGAAGGGAATTTTACAGGAAAAGAAATTGGAGCAACTTCTGTGGTAGGGATTAAGAACACCGATGATATAGAACACGCTTTCGATATCCTGAAAAGATCAAACTATCTCGGGCGACAACTTGCTTTGGTTAGAGGCGGGCCGGAAGGAAGCGGGGAAGATATTGGGGAACGATTGTTAAGTGATGCCGAGATTGTGGCTGTTTGGGATGTAGGAGGAAAGGATCAAACCAAATCCCTCAAAGCCGCCTCCCCCTCCAACACCGTCCCCTCCTCCACCAAGGCATGGGACGCACAGGTGGTCAAGGAGATCCGCCCCATCTGGTTCGGGCTGTTCAAGAAGGGCGGGGACCAGGCGCTCAAGCAGATCCGCAAGTTCCCGAAGCACGCCCGGAAGATGGCCGTGTTCGGCAGGGGCGAGATGGCGGAGAGCGTGGGGGTGGATATCAATTTAATCAATAAGGCAAAACAATCCTCCATCGTCATCCCCGACTGGATCGAGGACCCGGACGTGCTGGACGCCTTGGAGCGAGAGATGTTCAAGTTCGCCCAGGGGATCGACCAGACCACTGCCGACGCCTTGCGGGGCGAACTGATGGACGGGATGGAAAACGGGGAGACCATCAGCCAGCTGGCCAATCGGATCAGCGACATCAGCGACGAGTGGGTCGAGGGGTGGCGCAGCGAGATGATCGCGAGGACGGAGACGGCCAGGGCCTTCACCGAGGGGCACATCGAGGCGTGGAAGAGCACAGGGGTGGTGAGCCGCAAGGTGTGGGTGGCGGCTGGGGACGCATGTCCGTTCTGCCAGGAGATGGACGGCACGGTGGTGGACTTGGAGGACAGCTTCTTTGATCAGGGCGACGAGCAGACGGCGGAGTGGCGTGGGCAGGAGATAGCGATGGGTCATGATTACAGCGATGTGAACGGACCTCCCCTCCACCCAAACTGCAGATGCGTTTTGGTAGCAGAATTAAGTGAACCAGTAACGGAAGAGGAGACATAACCGAACAATGAAAACATTTTTGAAGATCGCTGAAATGCTCGACCATGGTCCGGCTTGGCTGAAGGACGCCGCCCACAATGTCGCTAAGGACGCCGGACTCAAGACGGACGACCTGGAATTGCATCGACATTCCCACAGCGAGAAAGCTAAGGTGAATGGATTGGACCCCAAGTCCCGTTGCGCTCTCAAGTACGTGAGCGCCCGAACGCAGGACAGAGACGATGAGATAGTCATCCCCGAGGTGATCCAGCTCGCCCCGTTCCGCAAGTACATGCATGTTTTGTTCAATCACAATTACAGTCTGCCACCGCTTGGAAGCGATCGAACAATTGAGGCTGACGACTTTGGCATCAAGGCGCTGACCGAGTACGCGGACACCGGCGTGGGTACGATGGCCAACGTCATGTGGGCGCTGGTCAGTCAGGGACACCAGAAGGCCAGCTCCATCGGGTTCGTTCCTACCAGCTTCACCAAGCCGGGGGCACGGGACTGGGACCATGTGGCTAATCAGCTTCAAAGCAATTGGAAGGAATTCGATAAGGGTCGGGCGGAGAAGTCTATTAGCCGGATCATCACGGGAGGCGTGTTGCTTGAGCATTCCGATGTGACGGTGCCATGTAATGTGGATGCCGAGATGGTTCAGGTTATCAAGGCACTCCATGTAGAAGACAAAGTGCTCAAACAGTTCGGTTGGGAAATGAAGGAAGGCATCCTGGTCACCAAAGCCGCAGCCGAACCGGTCCCATGCGTATGTGATGAATGTGGATTTATCAAGGACGCGGTGCCCGGTGCCAAGTGTCCCGAGTGTAAGACCGGTGCGATGAAGGCTAAGGGCAAGGAGAAGGTGATTGAGGTTAGGGAGAAGGAACCCAAACTTGCTCCGGTTGAAAAAGAAAACCCACGCATACCCGGGGGCTCGTTCACCGAGTGCGTACTGATCATGGGAAAGAAGGGCCACGACGAGGAGTCTGCCAAGAAGATTTGTGGCGCGTTGCAGGTCGAGTCCGGTGAGAAGTTATATGACGTCATTGCAGGGGAAGTTGTGAACAAGATAAAGTCGATCCCCTGCACCTGTGACGAGTGTGGGGCCGAGGACGAGTGTGCCCCCGGCTCGACCTGCCAGGAGCCGGACTGCGACGGGACGATGGTGGCGGACAAGAAGTTGAAGGGTGGGGCGGGTAGCGGTAACTTTGGGCACAGTGGACGGCCTGGAGAACGGGGCGGAAGTGGAGAGGGTGGGGGTGGAGGGAAGGAGTCAGGTGGAAAAGAGAAGCTGGGTAAGGACCCTTTCAATCTACAAAAAGCCGGGATTCCCAGTGAGTATCATAAAGAACTGACCGCCCGATTGCATGAGGTGGTTGAGAGTCACATTGATGATATGTGGGCCGATGGTCGGACAGGGGTAGATCGGGAAACCGTTCTCAATGAAGTGATTGAAATTGTAAATGAAAATGGGGGAGCGGTCCGTGCAATGGCTGGACTTCTAAAAGACGATTTAACTTCTGAACAGGAGGAGAAGTATACAAACGCTATGTTCAAAGCATCAGATAAGTTGACTGCTGTTGTAAGTGCAAACATCCGTCAAGGTCTTAAAGAACTGAGTGATATGGCCCATCGTAAAAAATCCTTCTCCTCTGAAATCAAGGTCGTCCGCCCCGCCCCGAGCGTGAAGGTACTGTTCGTCCCGCCGTCAAGCAGCGAGATCGCCCAGCGGGTCGGGGACGCGGTGGAGAAGGCTTTGTCACGGAGGACCGGGCGGATTTTATGAGAACCAAAATATACGCTTTGCGGGAAAATGGCTTTGTCCGGTATGTAGGGAAGACCACCCATTCCTTAGAGAACAGACTGGGAGCACATCTTCAAGATGCTCGTAAAGGGGTTAAGTCCTACAAATGTAACTGGATTCGTTCTCTATTTCGCAAGGGGTTGGCTCCGACAATTACTACACTTGAAGAGGTAGAAGGAAACGGGAGCAAGGCTGAGCAAGAGTGGATTGCTTATTTCAAAGGTTACGGGATCAAGTTGACGAACGGAACAGCAGGCGGGGATGGCGGAGATACTTTTATTTTGAAATCTGATCTGGAAAAACAGGAGTTCAGAAAGAGGATGGCAGTCATAACCAAAGGACGGGTTGTTTCACTGGAGACAAGAAAGCAAACAAGCACTACTTTAATGGGACACAAACCACACCACACCCCAGAAGGAAATTTAAAGATAAGTCGAGCATTGACGGGAAGAAAGAAACCTCCTCGATCCGCAAAACATTGTTTGCATTTGAGTATTGCAAAGCAGGGATCAACATGGAAGCAAGAAACCTATCGTAAAGTTCACCAGGCGTGGATGAATAAACGATCATACAAAGTTACGTACTGTGAAGAATGTGGGAAACCTATACGACAACTCGTTCAGAGTGGGAAACGCTTTTGCAATACTTCTTGTTCTGCAACATGGAGGATGAAGCAACCGAAAGTTAGAAATAGAATGTTTTGGAGTAAAGAGAAAACGATTGAAAGATTCAATCCCCGACGCGACGAGCAGGGGGCGATAATTCAATTACAAGCAAGTGCATAGTTAGCAACAATCGAAAGGAAAAGAAGGTATGAAACGCAAGATTAGGATTCAAAAAGAGTGGAACGGCCATGCGGTCGACACGGTCTTGGAGGTGGACGAAAAGACATTCGCTTCAATCATCGAAGACGAAGCGGGGGTTGAGTACACGGACACCAAAGCCGAAGACTTCGCCGCCGTCCAGAAGTCCATGATCACCAAGGCCACTGACGCCGCAGTGGTTGCCGTTGAAGCCAAGCTCAAGGAAATGGCTAGCGACACCAGCAAGATGATACACATCAGCGTAAAGGACCGTTCCGATGACGATCCGACGTTCGGCTACCTGCCGGACAACGCAAAGTGCCAGAAAGACCTGTCCAAGAACGAAGTCGCGTTTGCCTTCGGCCGGTTCGCGGTTGACGTGCAGAAAGCGGCTCGTGGCGGACGCGAGTCCGAGGTGCTGATGAAATGTCGCGAACGTTCCGAGAAGCTGGTCACGAAAGCGGCTGGCGACGG